CATATTATTTTAATCCCTTTTCAAATTCAATCATATCAGAATTATCTTTAAATAACCAGAAGTAATGATTGGCACATAATAATGAATAGCCCGTTTTAGATTTTAATTTTTTAGCCATATAAGAGTATGTTTTTCCACGAATCCCCTCATCAAAATCTTTAAAGGATATTCCTCGTGGATTATTTTTCTTAATAAATGTAAACATCATAGATTGTAACGTTTTTAATATTTTAATGGGATTTCCAGTATTGGTCAATCCATACTCATAAGTATTTAGATCTTGAATATACTGTTTCATATCATTATTATCTAATGTCGGCTTCGACTTGTTATGAGAATGAACCAACTTAAATGAGAATTTATAAAATCCAACTAATACTAACGACGGTTCAACATTGACTACAAAAGTCTCTCCATCAATCTTTATTGTTTTTGTAAATTCATTATTAGTCGAATCACCCATATCATATTCAGGAGAATCTTCTGGGTCAAGTAATTCTGACAAATATTCTTTAGTATATCGTTGTTCGTGTTTTGTAAATTCCGAATTGGATATAATCTTACCAGTATTTTCAAATATCCAATCTCTAATTTTACTTTCTGTAATTTTATTTATCATATTCAAACTCCCTCTCTTACTACATTATTACAATAATCGAAACACGCTACCCAATTTACATAATCGGGCATATTATTAGTTAACCGATCATCTCTTATTAATTTATAAAAAGCATTCCGGTCTAATCGAGGAATTTTATTCTCGGATAATACTTCTTGTAAATGTAATTGAGCAGTAACTCCAAGTGCCGTATCTTTAAGTTGCATTAAAGCATAATTACGTTCAAGTATTGATTTTCCATTGGCAATATTCTCACAGACAACATATTTATTTCTCATATCAGTTGCATGGGTAATTATTTCGTCTATAGTATGAATCTTTTCTTCTTTTAAATATGGAAAATGCTTACATATGGTTTTTAAACCTGCCCGCTCTATTCCATCAATATTATCAGATTTATCTCCGTCCATACTTCGAAATAATACAAAGTTATTGGGATGAATATTATATTCATTAATAACGGTATTAGCATTATAAATTTGTTTTTTAGTTGCGGAATATACTTGTATTCTATTGGCGTCACACAATTGAAGGAAATCTCTATCACTTGAAAATATAGTTACTTTTTTAGATGATTTAAAATAATCGGTTGCGAGGAACGCTATCGTATCATCTGCTTCTATATAATTTTGACTTACGATATTAATTGGCAAAGTCTGCAAATAGTTTATGAATTGTAGATATTGATGTTGTTTGTTTTCGTCTTCGGATTTAGTATCCGAATTCTCCGTATAGGTTCTATTAAGACGAATATGATTAGCCGAATGTGCCTTATAATCGGGATAAATACTTTTACGTTTTTTGGAGCCGCCGACTCCATCGAATACCCCCACTATTCGACTTGGATTTAACATTTTTACAGCACTTCCAAGAGATTTCAGGGAAAAAATAACACCGCCAGCCAAATCCCCGTTTCCGTTTTGGGAAACTGAACTGCAATAGCCCCGCAAAAATAAATTATTCATATCAATTATTAAAATATGATTATTAGTCTTGTCTTTCCAATTAAGGTGGGACTCGTTCATCTCCTTCTTTATATTGCTAAAAAAGGAAAACAATTTCTTTTTATCTTCGTTATTAATATTATTCATAAATTTATTTTTTCCAGAATTGCCACCATTTCTGTTTTTCTTTAATGTAATCTAAATAAAATATTTGGCCGGGTGGCTCATTCATTGGTTGAATACTTACCAAATCAATCGATAATGGATGAGTATCGCAATAATTCGTTATAATGGGAAATGTCCATTTGCTATAATCTTTTCCAAATTTTATACTATACCACCAATAGATATTTCTAGTCAGAATACAATTCCATTTTAAATACATTGAAATACGAAAGTATAATCGCTTATACCAAGGAAAGGGTTTCTCATCATAGATATCGATAATCATAAAATATTATAACTTAAATTTGAAATTCAATCAACTTATTATATGTTCTTTTAATATTGCTGGAATTTTTCTTATATCCCAATAAGGAATTCTTAATAGTTTAATATTATTAGATTTGGCATATTCATTTTTAATAGAATCATATATTTTAATTCTATCCAATTCATCTTGAGTTGTTTTATATCCCCGAATATTACTTAATTCAAAATGTTGCTTTCCATCGAATTCGATTAATAAATTATTATGTGGGATAAAGAAATCAAATTTTAACATTCTATTTTTAGGACTTCTACAATCGTCAAATGTCTTCTGTTTGGTGTATTCTATATTATTACGTTCTAAATATAATCTGATAGATTTTTCTCCAACTGATAGAATACAATTAGGACAACCTCTCCCACTTAAATGAACATATGCCAATTGATCAAATTCAGTATTACATTCGTTACATTGTATGGTGATATATTCATGAGAGCCTACATATTTAGATTTATAAGTAAATAAACTACCATGAATTTCATATATCTCTTTTAAAAATTGTTCATTAGTTTTTTTCTGATGTGCCGGATGGTTTTCATTTTCGCATATCGGACATTCAGAACCTTTTAAGTGTGATTTCGGAGTTTGGTAAAATATATGATCGTGTTTAATACATCTTATCTTTGTTGGAGTTTGTTTATTCTTATACTCTTCTTCGAAGTATTCAAATTCATCTGGTCGTAATTTAACCGCTTCTAATTTAAATTTGACAAATGGGGTAGTTAATGATAAATTCGCTTTCTTTCTACCACATTCGGGACATCCTCTTCCATTTAAATGATGTTTTGGAGATTGTGGAAACTCGCCATGTTTGGGACATATAATCGTTCCTTTTGTTTTTGCATCTATAAAAATAAATTCACCATACCCATAAAAATTGTTATGAATTATATTAGATTGACGCAAAAACTCTTCTTCGGTAAGTGGAAATAGACCTGCACATTTAGAACATCCATGTCCGTTCATGTGGTCGCCCGCAATTTGAGTAAATGTCCCATGAGTTGAACATATAATATCAACGTCGGATTTAACATTTATAGGATCACTAACAAGCGAATATCCATATCTAGTTCCATGTTCTTTAGTTGAACGAGATATGAATAATTCGCTTGTTAGTTTCTGACGTTTCATTACTCGTCCTTATCGGCTACTTTAATCAATTCGGCATCTTCTCCCTCGACTTCCGTTAAGTTTTCCTCGATTTTTGAATTGGGAGTTCGATATTCCATTATATACGTTTTGCAAATTTGCTGATAGAATTCTTCCTTTAGTTTTTCATCAGAATTCATGAGTTCAACAAACTTAGCGGTATTAAATGTTAATTCTTCACCGCCTTCTCGTTTCCATACATACTTAGCAGCAGTTCCAGTAATTATATTACGTTCTTTGGCAAACGAAAGCCAACTTGCTAAATCTTGAATCCCCGAATCATATAAAATTTCAAACTGAGCTGTTCGATGGTTTGGTGCATGTCGAGTTTTAATAACGGCACATTGACACTTAACACCTACCACTTCGTCTCCTCTTTTTAATTTTCCAAGACTTGCCATACGAACTCGGACAGAAGCGGCAAATGGTAATGCTTTACCGCCGGGACTGAGCCATTTGTCACCGAACGGCCCGCTATTCATATTATACCTTAATTGATTAGTAAATACAATTAGTATTCTTTGTCGGGCAATAAGACCAGTAATTTTTCTCATAGCCTTTCCAAGAATAAGTGATTTTCCTGTGGCATAACCTTGACTTCCGTGTTCACTTTCCAACTCACTATCGATTGATGCTCCCGCTACGCTATCAACGAATATAGTAAGCAATTTATCTCTATTTGCTTTTCGGAATGCTCCGATACATAATTCGATGTTATTAAATAATTCTTCCAATGTAGTAAATGGAACATAATTGGTATTGGCTAAATTTACGCCGAGAGCAGTCCAAAATGATCGGTCTACTGCGAATTCAGAATCAAAGAATACAGACAACCCACCCATCTTTTCTGTCTCGGCAATAATGTGAGCACATAACAAACTTTTTCCTGTATTGTGATTCAACATACCATTGCCAAAATAACAATGTTCTGGATGATCTACTGTAATATCGACAATCTTATATTTTCCAATTAACGCAACCGATAATATCAGACTATATTTCCCGGTATCACATAAAATACTATGTTTATTAGGAATTATATCTTTACACTCCACCCAACCAACATTCGTAAAGAATTTATGCTCCCGGCTTACTTTAATAGTCAATCCATTATCAAGAGATACTAAATAAGTATCCAGTATACCCTTGTCTACGAAATCGGTTATTCTAGTATATTCTCCATTTAATGTTTTAACTTTTATAGTTTTTCCTTCTTTTAAGAGGGAATTCACTTCTCCGACTGTTATTGTTTTTTTATTCATATTATATTTCTTTTTAATTTTTCTAAGTTTAAAGTATCTATTATTATTTTTCCAGAATCTATTAGAGCAATCAGATATTTTAAATCATATTTTGTTAGATTAACATTCATTTCGGTTAAATATCCACCATATAATATACCGAATTTCTCACAATAGGTTTTCAATGCTTCTGATTTTAACACATTTAATTTTATTTTCAACATATTATATGGTTTAATTTCATAAATTTTATTATTAACCACGATATCGGGGCAATATGTTCTATTTACACCGTTATCATCTGTATATGCTATTCTATGTTTAGAAACTTGAAATTTCTCTCCGTTATCATTTAGATAACACATTACTTTCAGTTCTAATGATGAGCGGCAAAAATATTTAATTCCATCAAATAAGACCCAACACTTTACACCTATTCCAGCCCCCTTACCGGGGGATTTTCCATACATTGGATTTAACTTGCCAGTCTGTGGATTATTCTCTGGATGCCCATATAATTTACACAACTGATAATACTTTCGTTCTCCAAATCCAAATTCAGTTTTTAATGCATTATATACTTTCCATTTATATACTAATGTTTTTTTCAACTCTTCAAATCTGCTAATTATTTCCGGAGTAATCGGTTTTAAATCAACCCCCTTAGTAATAGGAATTGCTTTACGACCATTGATTTTTGATTGCTCTGTAATATATTTTTTAGAATTTTCTCTTCTCAATACGTCTAATTTTTTATATTTTAAATAAGATAATATTTGCTTATGTGGCACTCCTTTCATTATGTATATAATATCATTCAAGATGCCGCCCGAATCTAAACAGTTTACTATTAGAGACTCATATTTTTTATCTAATTCTAAGCAAATCTTATGTCTATTATTCTGTCCAGCTTCTACTAGACATTTAGATTTATAAATTGAATTATTACACTTCAACTTATAAGTTAATCCATATTCTTCAGCAATTCGGCGTATAGGCTTTCTTCCTATCGAGTATTTTACTATTTCAGTCTCACCCAATCCACTATTTATAGATGTTATTATAGTGTCTATCGTTTTTTGGTCTGTTATTTTTTTAGCCATAATATTATGTTGGTTACATTATATACATATCAGGCTAAGTAAGAATTATTCAATAATAACGTCGATTAACGTATCTTCGGTTACGCATCCTTCGAGTCCGCTCAATTCAACAATGCGTCCTACCGGAAGTCCTCCATGTGGACGATTGCTAATTGAGAGGTCTAAGAGAGAACTTCCAGTAGAAACCCATTCATTAACTTGAGAAGGGTTATCATCTTCGTCGAGGAAATACGATACCTTTCCTCCGTCTTTATTTGCTTTGTTAAGGGCGGTTTGTAGTAATAATGCTAAATCATCTCGTTCAACATTGGTTTCTACTTCAACGTGTTTACTATTGGATTTTGTATTTTTTTCTTTTGCCATAATTTTTTATTTTGTTATTTTAAATGTTATTTAAGTTTAACCATTCTTCCAGTCTATAATTATAAGAAGTTCCGTTGTCATTGGTGCCTTTTTTATTATCATATGAATATTCGTTAAAATGAATTTTTACTTGATTTGAAGGAGTTTTATTTATTTCTTTATAAACTAAACATTGCCACTCAATGAATCGACCCTCAGTATTAGAATTTTTATATGTTAGTTGATTGGTTATTTCTATATCTCGAATGGATTTTACGTTTACATCTGTAAATACCCCATAATGAAGTTCTTTCTTTTCAAGCCAATCTACAGGATCATAGTGCTTACCTTCTGCAACATATCCAATTAATTTGATTGAATCAGGTGGTAATTTGGGAATTACATCGTCAATGATTGTTTTTGTTATATTCATAATTTTGTTATTTTAAATGTTATTAAATTCTTTTTCTAATTCCGCCAGTTTTTTAGTGAGAAGATTAACATAATCTTTTCTAATTTCGGTGGCACCTTCCCTTGATAAGTGAGTTAGTTCAGTCCCTCCAATCTTAATTGGCATATTTCCATTCTCTCTATATTTAGGATTTATTACTTCATAATCCGAGTCATATACTCTATAGATACCAATTTGATTAAGATCGCTCTTGATACTGTTTATTTGTTCAGTGATGTAATTGGCTTTTTGTAGTTGTTTTGTTGTCATAATTTTATTTCTGTTAAATTCAGTTATCCCAAATTTTATTTAACTTTACAATGCCATATATAGCATCATTCTTACTCGAATCTGTAAACTCGGTTATAACATATCGGTCATCTCCTTTTTCGAACGTATATGTATATTCATATCCACTAAATGCATTAGTCATCATCAATTCCTGATTAATATCTAATGCCCCATCAATTAACGTGGTGAATTCCTCTTTATTTATCTTATACATAATTTTATTTGTTATTAAATTCTTCTATCATATTATCACAAAAAATTGCAACTAGTTCGGCTTCTTTATCTTTGATTTTATTTGATAATTTAGGTTTATTATTGAGAAATTTGACATAGTTATTATATAATAGTTCTGGCTCTATATTCTTAATACCTTCACTATATAGTCTACGAGTAATCGGTATTAATGAATCAACATAATACTGTTCTTTCTTAGTTATTTTTGAAGGAGTTCTAAGAGTGCCAAGTAAATAACAAGTTATCGAATCGAGAAGAAGGGCACATTCAGTCTTCTGTTTCTTCGTTGTTAATCCTTCGAGAAGTCTTGATTCTTCCCATCTGTTTACTATTTTAGTTATTTCAGTTTTAGTCATAATTTTTATTTATTTGTTGTTTATTTAAAAACGGGTTGTAAATTGGTATAGTGTAATAATTTCTTAACTTCTTTCATATTATTGGCCGATGATAATGGTTTAATAAATCCTATTTCCCAATTATCTC